TAAAAGACAATGGGGTGAGAATCTTAAGAAGTTTGCTGGCGTTCAACTTCCAGGTGGAATTGCTCTTAACGGTCAACAGATTTGGCAAGAAGCTGATGCACAATGTACAGCTCTAGAAGCAGAATTAAGAGACATGTACGAAATGCCAGCTCAATTTGAGGTCGGCTAGATGATTGTCCATAAACATCACATTGTTCCTAAACATATGGGTGGATTCGATGATCCTTCCAATTTAATTGAGCTTACAATTGAACAACATGCAGAAGCTCATCGTGTTTTGTTTGAACAACATGGTAAGTGGCAAGATCGTATTGCTTGGTTGACTTTGTCTGGTCAGATTAATGGAGCAGAAGCCGCACGCCAAAAAAGAATAGAAGTCAATAAAGCCAGAAAAGGTAGAAAGATGCCAGCTGGAATGGGTGAGAAGATTCGTCAAGCCAATTTAAGAAATGGAAATATACCACCAATTGGTTCTAATAGTGGATCTTTTAAAAAAGGTAATGTTTCTTGGTGTAAAGGAAAAAAGAATTGGATGACTGAAGAACATCGCGAAAAGATTCGTGAAGCTAATCGTCGTAGAGCTAAGGTATCATTATAATGACAAATCATTACTTTAATAATTTTAATTCTCAACCAGAGCAAGAACTTTATAATGCTCTGATCAATGAGACAATTCAAATTTGGGGACTTGATTCTTTCTATCTTCCACGCACATCAGGTTCAACTACTGATCTGATTTTCGGAGACGATCCAACTAAGAAATTTACAGACTCTTATCCTGTTGAAGTTTACATTAAGAATGTTGATAACTTCGAAGGTCAAGAATTGTTTAGCAAGTTTGGTCTAGAAGTTCAACATCAAATTCGTTTCTTAATGACAACCGATGCATTTAAGCGTCGTGTTCCATCAACATATTCAAGACCACGCGAAGGCGACTTGTTATGGTTGACAAACTTCCAAGCATTATTTGAAATTAAGTTTGTAAACCAACAACACTTTTTCTATGCATTCGGTCAAAAGAAATTCTATGGTTATGAATTAGTTTGCGAAAGATTCCGCTACAGTAATGAAACTGTTAATAGTGGTATTATTGAAATCGATGATGCAGTCAACACACAAGTCATCTCATACAACTTCAATATGGAAACTGGTGGATTCTTGACCTATCAATTAGGCGAACCAGTATATCAAGGATCAAATCTATCAGCAGCAACTGCAACAGCAACTATCGTAAATTGGGATCTTCCATCGTCAACGTTACAATTAAAGAACATCCAAGGCGTCTTTGTAACAAACGCCGCAATTCATGGTGCTAATTCTGGTGCAATATTCACACTATACAGTTATGATGGTCTGAATAACGCAAATGCTTTAGATGACAATAATACTGAATTAGGTGTATTAGCTGATGATATTCTTGACTTTAGTGAATCAAATCCATTCGGCGAACCAACACAAATTCCAACAAGCATTACAAACCAAGACACGATCTTCATTAATGTCAATGGTCAAGAAGTCAATATGTTTAATAATGCTGATCAATTGGTAGAATTCCCAGTTGGATCTCCTAAATCAAACAACTCAAGCAAAATATAGGCAAGTAAAAAATGTTCTACGCAAATAATTTCCCAATGCCATATGCAATCGCTAATTTAGCGCAGACGGCAAATCTATCAGCATTCGATGCAAACTTTGGTGCTATTTCCAACTATTTGGCAAATGTCGCTAATGAATCAGGAACACCATACGGTATTGCTAATAATGGTTATCTTTCCTACATCGATGCTAATAGCGTTCTCAATCTTGCCAATAATTCATCAAATGTTTCAATTGTTTCTGGTGCTAATGCAGTACAAATTAATGCTAACAGTGCAGTTTTCACTTTTGGTACTGATGGATCATTGACTTTACCAATTAGTAGTTTTGACCCATTTCATAATTCTGCTGCGATTAATATTGCATCTGGTGGACAACAATTAGCAATTACAGCTAATGGACTAACATGGAAATTTGACAACTCTTATCTTTCATATAGTGCACCAACACTACAGATTCCACCAAGCGGAGCTGCGTTAGGTGACGTTGATGCGCAAAATGCCGCAGAATTGTTCACACCAAACACAATGACCTATGTTGCCATGAATTATGGTTATGACCAATACTTGTGGGCAAACGCTAATGGTTGGTTCATTGGAACAAACTGGTCTGCCAATAATTATGATGGAACATTGTCTGCAGACTGGCAGTTTGATAAATTTGGCAACATAACACTACCAACATTTGGTGGTAAAATTATGGCAAACGGCAATATGAATGCTGTCTATATTCAAGCAAACACTAATAGTGGTAGATGGGCATTTACTAATGCAAACACTTTAGTATTTCCAGACTCAACAGGTCAATCTACTGCATTCACCAATTTCGCTAATCTTGCAATATACAACTCATATAATCAAGCAAATGCTGCTTATGCTGCTGCAAACAATAACATTCCAGATGTTTTTGCAAATAGCGGATTAGTGTTAGCAAACTCAGCTAATTTGACATTTAACAATACAGCATCAGTCAATGCTGTTGTTACAGCTAACGGAACAGTTGGCGCGAATATTTCTTTCGTTGTCAACACATCAATGAACTTGGTTACATTGAATGTGTCTTCAAATACATTAAGCGTTGGAACAAGCTCATCTGCCGCTGCTAACGGCTACAGCAGGTTAACAAATGGTCTATTATTCCAGTGGGGTAATGTTTCTGTAACAAACGCAAACACTACCGTGACATTCCCAGTTCCATTTACTAATATATTCCAAGTAACTGCAACCACAGTTCAAGGTGGTGTTGGTGCAACTGGTGCGAACGTAAACTGCGCTGCATTTATCACAACCAGTAACTCAACCACGTTCAACGTTAGAACAAACAGCACAACTGCGAATACTGTAAACTGGATGGCAATTGGTAACTAATAAAGGTGATGCATGTTAGGAAATAATCCATTCTACTATAGAACTATAAGAAATATGGTTGTCGCATTCGGCACCATATTTAAAGACATCACATTAGTTCGTTATGCAAAAGACACCTACGACGAAATTAATCGTTTAAACGTTCCATTAAAATATGCAGGCAAAGAAGATTTCTTAACTCGTCTAGCAGAGAACTTTGATTTACATAAACAAACTCAAATCAATCTTCCTGTTATGACTTTTGAAATGACTAATATTGAATATGATCCATCTAGAAAGCTTTCCTCATTCTTAAAGTCTGGAAGCGGCATAAGCCCAACACAAGCAAATTCACAATATCAGGGTGTTCCTTATAATTTACAATTTGAATTAAACATCTATGTTCGTAACGTTGAAGACGGAACTCAAATCGTAGAACAAATTCTACCATTCTTTAATCCAGATTATACACTCTCAATGATGTTTGTTGAATCAATGAACATAAGCAGAGAAGTTCCAATTATTCTTGAAGATATTAAATACGAAAACAAATACGAAGGTCCAGCTGAAACAACAGTTAGAACATTAGTTTGGACTTTGACATTTAAAATGAAGACTTACTTCTTTGGACCAGTCTCTCAAGCCAATATTATTAAAACAGTTTCTGCTAATGTCAGCGGAATGCCTGGAACACCATCAGATCCAATTACAATTACAACAGGTGCTGGTTTTGGAAATTATATGACAGGTGAAATTGTCTATCAAGGACCAAATCTTCCAGGAGCATTGATGACTGCTGTTGTCTCTTCATGGAGCAACACTTCAAATACATTGGTTCTTGTTAATAAACAAGGCAACCTAAATACAAGTGCGAATATTATTGGATCAATAACCAATGCCAATTATGAGATTGGCTCATATTACCCAAAAAATATTGAGAACAGTTCGGTGGTGGTCACACCGAATCCTCCTACTGCAAATGTTGGTGATGACTTTGGCTTTACTATAACAATTTCGGAATATGAATAATTCTACTGATCAATCTTTGGCAGAAGTTTTTGGCACATACTCTATAGAAGAAACAACTCCTGTAGTAGTCGCCAACACAGAACCACAACAATTTCAAGTCGTAAATGTTGAAGACGAAAAAGAAGCGGACATTCAACATGTTCGTGCGAATCTTTACGATTTAATCAAAAAAGGAACTACCGCAGCAGATAATGCTTTAAAAGTTGCAAACGAAATGCAACATCCTAGAGCATATGAAGTTGCTGGAAACCTAATTAAGAATGTGGGCGACTTAACTGATAAACTTGTTCAGCTACAAAAAACTCTTGTAGATATAGAAGTTAAAGAGAAAAAAGTTACTAACACTACACAAAATGTCAATGTAAATAATGCAGCTTTATTTGTAGGAACTACAGCTGAATTATTAAAAGCAATAAAGAATAATGTCAACACCAGCGCAAATAATCCAGAAGAAATTAAGTAAAAAGCAAATTTACTTAAACAATCCTAAGCTTAAAAAAGCTGGTGTTCCTGTGCCTATGTCGCAGGAAGAACTCGAAGAATATATGAGATGTAAACAAGATCCCACATATTTTATTGAGAATTATGTTGAAATTAACACCATTGACCGTGGGTTTGTTAAATTAAAACTTTATCCGTTCCAGAAACAAACTGTTAAAGACATACAAAACAATCGATTCATCGTTCTAAAAGCAGGTCGTCAGGTCGGAAAATGTTTTTTTATAAATACTATAGTTAAGATACGAAACACCAAAACTGGTGAAATTTTCGAAACAACTATAGGAGAATTTTATGAACACATCAGTAGAATGTCAGATCTGCAAGAGGAGTATGAGTCAGCTCCATTCTCACATAAAAAATACTCACAAAATGAAAACGGCAGAGTACACACAGATGTATCCCAACACTCCCTTGGTTTCGGAATTTCTAATAAACAGAGCGTCAGAGAGAGTTCAAGGCGCGAAGAACCCCGCATACCAGCATGGAGGAAAATTCTCTCCTTTTTCCGAAAAATTTGTCAAGGGTGGGAGGCAAGAAAAAATATTCAAGAAAGGGATGGAAAAAAGAAAGAAAAATGGAAACTGCACGACAACGCTAGATTATTGGCTGAAGAAAACAAATGGCAATCAGGAATTAGCCAACAAACTTCTTTCAAAAAGACAATCGACATTTTCTTTGGAGAAGTGTGTGCGAGAGCATGGAGAGGAAATGGGAAAGGAAATCTGGACAGAACGACAAGCAAAGTGGTTAAAAAATTTCAAGAAACAAAATTATTCAAAAATTTCACAAAAGCTATTCAATCAAATTATGAAAGATTATTCTTCAGAAACAGTTTATTTTGCAACTTGGGAGCGTCCAGATATGCACCAGTACAAGAACAAGGAATATCGTTTGAAATTGAGCAGCGGAAATATGGTGATGCCAGATTTTATAGATTTGGAGAAAAAGAAAATAATAGAATTCGATGGGGATTATTGGCACAATGGAGTTCGAGCGAACAAAAAGAAAGAAGAAGCAAGACAAAAAATGATCATGAACGACAATTTTTTAATACTAAGAGTGAGAGAACACGACTACAACAAAGATCCCCAATCTCAAATTCGAGCATGTCTGAACTTTCTGACAGAGTAGAAAGAAAATTTGTAAGATCAATTAATGTTTCTGATTGGGAAGTCTCATCAGATTCTGGTTGGGTTCCAATTACACATATCCATAAAACAATTAAATATAAAGAATGGGTAGTAAAAACGATAAGTGGTAAAAAATTAATTTGCGCTGATGATCATATAGTTTTTGATGCTTATGGAAATCAAACATTTATTAAAAACCTTAAACCAAATAGTACAAAAATATTAACTGAGAATGGTCCTGAAACTGTAATTAGTGTGTATGAAACTGATAAAGAATCAAACATGTTTGATTTGACAGTTAATTCTAACGATCATAGATTATATACAAATGGAATTTTGAGTCACAACACGACTACCGTTGTTGGTTATTTGTTATGGTATATTTTATTTGACGAAGGTAAACTAGTCGCGATTCTTGCTAACAAAGCTAAAACCTCTCGCGAAATTCTAGACCGTATCAAATTCGCATACGAACAAATACCCATTTGGATGCAGCAAGGTATTACTGCATGGAACAAAGGTGACATTGAATTAGAAAACAAATGCCGTATCATCGCTGACTCAACGTCAGGTTCCGCAGCTCGTGGTTATACAATTCACTTTTTGTATCTTGACGAATTTGCGTTCGTTCCTAACAACGTTGCTGATGACTTCTTTACTTCTGTATTCCCAACAATTTCTTCTGGTACAACTTCTAAAATTTTGATCTCATCTACGCCAAATGGTATGAACCATTTTTATCGTATATGGAAAGAAGCCGAAGAAGGTGTAAACGGATTCCACTTTATTGAGGCAAACTGGCGTCAAGTTCCAGGTCGTGACGATGCTTGGGCTGCTGGACAAAGACGTGTACTTGGTGAACAAAAGTACATGCAAGAAATGGAGTGTACATTCCTCGGTTCTGCTGGAACATTGATCTCAGCAGCGGCTCTAGGAAGTATGGCTTTCTCAAGACCAATAGATCTTAAGTTTGATGGTAAATTGGAAATTTATGAAGAACCAGTTCCAGGAAACTTTTATGTAATGGCAGTCGACTCGTCAAGAGGTCAGGCTTTAGACTATTCTGCATTTTTGGTAATTAATACCTCTAAAGAACCATTTACAATTGCTGCCAAATATAGAAACAATACCATCTCACCAATGCACTTTCCAGACGTACTGGTGCAAACAGCTAAACATTATAATGAGGCTTACCTATTAATTGAAAATAATGACGTTGGCGCTCAGGTTGCAGATTTAACATTCTACGAATTAGAATATGACAATATGTTCCACGGAGAGGAAGCCAACGGAAGATATTATTTGACTCAAGGGCGAGCCAAACAATTAGGTATTAAGACCACAAAAAGAAGTAAACGTCAGGGTTGTAACTCGCTAAAAGAATTAATTGAAAATCAACGTTTATTGATTCAAGACTTCAATGTTATTGAAGAACTTTCTACTTTTGTAATGAAACGCGATCAAACTTATGCCGCTGAAGAAGGGTCAAATGACGACTTGGCAATGTGTTTGGTCATATTTGCTTGGTTGACTTCACAACCTTATTTTAGAGATTTAACCAGTTTTGATATTCGTCAAAGACTTTATGAAGAAAAAATGAAACAAATTGAGGAGGAAATGCCTCTTCCATTTTATAATCAAGTTGAGGAAATAGAAAACCCTAAATATTACAGAAGCGTTGGTCTGATCTGGGAAACTGTCGAAGAAACCGACGGGGCAGCTCTGCAAGACTTCTATAAGAACTGGTATCAATAAGAACTGGTTTTTATAAATAAATGAAGATTATCGATCTCTGCCTATATCGTAGGAGAAAAACATGGCAATTCTAGTTTCACCAGGCGTCCAAATTAATGAAGTAGATTTAACTACTCAGACACCAGCAGTTTCAACATCAATCGGCGCACTTGCTGGCGTTTTCAGTTGGGGTCCTGCAAACACACCAGTACAAATTTCAAGCGAAGTGAACTTGAACAACACATTTGGTAATCCAGATGCAAACACCTCAAACTCATTTTTTACTGCTGTAAACTTCTTATCATACTCAAACAACTTACAAGTCGTTCGCGCTCAATTGTCTGGTGCTAATAATGCCATGTCAAATACAAACTATGGCGCAAACGTAAGTATGCCAAACGAAGGTTTCTACTTCAGCAATACCACATCTTTCGGTTATAACCAAAGCGGAAACCAAAATAACTCAACTATCGCAAGATATCCAGGAAACTTGGGTAACTCTTTACAAGTTATCTACTGGCCATCAGCAACTGCATGGGCGGCTAACGCTAATGCAACATTCAACGTAGCTGTTGGTGGTATTACAGGTACTGGTTCAACAACCTCATCTGTTAACCTTGTGTCAACAATTCTAACAACACCAAACACAACACCAAATTCTTATGTTGGTGGTGTTTTAACAATTTCAAGCGGTTATGGTGCAAACGGTGCAATAAACAGTGCAACAATTGTTGCTTACAACACTGTAACTAATCTTGTAACTTTAAACGCAAACTTAACATTTACACCAAATGGAACAAGTAATGTGACTATTGTTGGAGTTGCTGATCCATTGTATCAATTTGCAAAATTGTTCCCATATGCTCCAGGAACATCACCATACGTTGCAAATAAAACAGGCAATCCAAACGTAAACGATGAAATCCATATTGCTGTTGTTGACGCAACTGGTTTAATTACTGGTTACGCTAACACACCATTAGAAACATATACAAGCGTATCTGTTCTTTCAGATGCTATTGCTGTAGATGGTTCAACAAACTATTATAAAGAAGTTCTTTACAGAAAGTCAAAATGGGTTTTATGGACAGGTCACCCAACAACTAATACAACTGGTTGGGGCGCATTGTCAACAACTCCAGCTTTAACAATCTATAAAGATACTAGAGCGCATAACAGACAATTAGGTAACGGTGCTGATGGTATTTCATATGCAAACCCAGCAACATTAGACAGCGCTCTAATTAATGCTTTAACAAACTTTAGAGATCCAGAAGCAGTTAATATCTCATTGTTAATGACAGCTGACTTTGATTCAACTGTTCAACAACAAGCAATTCAATTGGCTGCTGCAAGACAAGACTGCGTTGCATTCGTGTCACCTCCTTTATCTGCAACACAAGATCCTGTAAGCCCAGCTAATGCTATTACAACATATTTTAACTCAACTCTAAATACATTCAGCTCATATGCTGTTGCTGATACAGGTTGGAAATATCAATACGACAAATACAATGACCAATATCGTTGGATTCCATTAAACGGTGATATCGCAGGTCTATGCGCATACACTGATAATGTAAAAGCTCCATGGTGGTCACCTGCTGGATTCCAACGTGGCGTTCTAAACAACGTTATTCAGTTGGCATTTAATCCAAACCAAGCAGCTCGCGATCAACTATACAAAGCTGGTATTAATCCAGTTGTATCGTTCCCAGGACAAGGAACTGTCCTATATGGCGACAAGACTATGCAAAATCGTCCAAGTGCATTTGATCGCATCAATGTACGTCGTCTATTCATTGTTCTTGAGAAAACAATTGGTCAAGCAGCTAAGAGCAGCTTGTTCGAATTTAATGATGCATTTACTCAAGCTCAATTCGTTGCTCTAGTTGATCCATTCCTAAGAACTGTTCAAGCTCAGCGCGGCATTTATGCTTACAAGATTGTTTGCGACTCAACAAATAACACACCTGCTGTTATTGACGCAAATCAATTTAGAGGCGATATTTACATTCAGCCAGCAAAAAGTGCCAACTTCATTACTCTAAATTTCGTAGCAGTACGAACTGGAGTAAGCTTCAGTGAAGTCGTTGGCCAGTTCTAATAAATAGTTGATATCCAGGAGATACAAATGGCTTTTAATGTAGATCAATTTAGAAATAACTTAGTGGGTGATGGCGCACGTCCTAACCTGTTCCAAGTTTCATTAGTGATTCCAACATTTATTAATAACAGTACTGCAGCTGGCCAAAAATTAACATTTATGTGTAATGCTGCTCAACTACCTGAATCAACAATTGGAGTGACACCAGCATATTATTTCGGTCGTGAAGTAAAGATTGCTGGAAACCGCACTTATGCTGATTGGGCAGTACAAATTATTAATGATGAAGACTTCCTAATCAGAAATGCAATGGAACAATGGCATACAAATATTAACGGTCCAGTTGGTAACGCAAGATCAAGTGTGGCAGTTAATGTTGATAGCGGTTATGGTGTTAATGCTACTGTAACGCAGTTTGGTAAAAGCGGTAATGTAATTAAACAATACCAATTTGTAGGCATGTGGCCAACCAATCTTAGCGCAATTGACTTGAACTGGCAATCAAATGACCAGTTAGAAGAATTTAACGTAACATTCGCATACCAGTACTATCTACCATCTGGTATTCCTACTCTTTAATTTTGAAGGAACATAATGTGGGGAGGCTCGCCCTCCCTATTTTGATTTTGATATTATGAGGAAAAATACATGGCAGGAATAAAATTATTTGGTTTTAGAATTGTCCGCGATGAAGACGGAGAAGAACTATTACCATCGCCAGTCACACCGCAACTCGAAGACGGTGCGATTAACGTTCAGACTGGCGCACACTACGGCATTTATGTCGACCTAGACGGTTCTTATAGAACTGAAATCGATTTAATCACCAAATATCGTACAATGGCAATGCAACCAGAAATGGAAACAGCCATTGAAGATATCGTCAATGAAGCAATCGTTCATGATAATCGTGGACATATTGTAAAAATAGATCTTGACGAATTAGACCAACCAGACAGTATTAAGAAAATGATTAGAGCCGAATTCAAAGAGGTTGTAAAACTTCTAGATTTCGGCTCATTCGCATCAGACATTTTCCGTCGTTGGTATGTTGATGGACGTTTATACTATCACGTTGTAATTGACCCAGAAAATACACGTGCTGGTATCAAACAATTAATTTACATCGACCCAAGACGTATTCGTAAAATCCGTAACATTACAAAGAAAAAAGAAAACGGTACAGAAGTTATTGATAGAATTGAAACATTCTATTTGTACAACGAGAAATTAACTAATAACAATGTACAGTCGCCACAATTACTGGGAAGCTATGCTGGAGGCGTTAAATTAAGCGAGGACTCGGTTGTCCACTTAACATCAGGACTATTTGATCCAGCAAAATCGACGGTGCTTTCATATCTACATAAAGCTATCCGTCCAATGAACCAGTTGCGCTTCGTTGAAGACGCAACGGTTATCTATCGTGTATCCCGTGCACCAGAACGTCGCGTATTCTACGTCGACGTAGGCAATATGCCAAGAAACAAACAAGAGCAATACCTAAAAGATATTATGACAAAATATCGTAATAAGCTCACGTATGATGCTGGCACAGGCGAAATCCGCGATGATCGTAAGCATATGTCCATGCTTGAGGACTTCTGGATGCCACGTCGTGGCGAAGGCAAGTCCACCGAAATTACAACTCTTCCAGCAGGTCAAAACCTTGGCCAGATGGATGACGTTCTTTACTTTGAAAAGAAACTCTACAGAGCATTAAACGTTCCTGTTTCAAGACTTGAATCTCAACAAGGATTTTCATTAGGTCGTTCTAATGAAATCACTCGTGACGAATTAAAGTTTGACAAGTTCGTTGATAAACTTCGCTCACGTTTCTCTACAATTTTTGACGAATTACTTGCTCGTCAATTAGCTCTTAAGGGCATTTGTACTTTAGACGAATGGAATACCTTTAAACAAGATATCCGTTATGACTTCATTAAGGACAATAATTTTACAGAACTTAAAGAAGCAGAGCTATTACAAAATCGTCTAAACATGCTTGCAACTGTTCAGCCATATATTGGCCAGTTCTATTCTCGTCGCTGGGTTCAAGAAAACGTTCTTCAGTTCGATGAGAACGACATTGAAAAAATGCAAGAAGAAATGAATCAAGAAGCTGCAGAAATGGAGCAACAACAAATGCAGCAGCAAGCTGCAGATGGCGCTCCGCAACAAGGAGATGGCGGCTCTGAAGATAGTTCTCAAGATGGCGATGATATAAATAAAAAAGTATCTGCATTATTCAAAGATACACAAGAAACAGGAACATAAAATGTCGAATTTAGTTGTTTTTGCCGAAGAAAAGAACGCAGCAGCTTTCAAAGATCTGTTTGAACAAACAGTCGCTGAGAAGGTTATGGCTGCTCTTGCTGAAAGAAAAAAGCATGTAGCTGAAAAACTATCTGCAGAAATCAGCAAACAAATTCACCACAACCCAGCAGCTGACAATAATTCAGATCTTCAAAAAGACGTAAGAGGTCTTCTTACAATTGATGCTTCAAAGAAAGCAAGTCCAAAAGGTGGGTTCACTGCTGAAGGTGCAAGAACAGACGTTGAAGGTTTAAATCCTGATGAATTAAACAAAGGTCCAGGAATGGGTGGCGGGTTTACAAATGAAAAGCCATTGGCAAAAATTTGGCTAAAGCCACATATTCCTGCTGGTCAATCAAAACTTCCATTTACAAAAGAAACCGCAAAGGGCAAATAAGATGGCAACTAAATTTATCGACTTTATTCAACAACAAGATGCTGTAGCATTCAAAGAATCTTTTGAAACAGCAGTATCAGAAAAAGTATTTGCTGTATTAGAAGCAAAGAAGCAAGAAATTGCTCAAAGCTTCTTTACTGAAAAGAAACACGTTTGCCCAGAATGCGGTAAAGCGAAATGCATGTGCGAATCTGAATCATCAGAAAGAATGGGCGACCCATTAGCACATAGCGAATTAGCACATCATGTTGCTAATGCTTCAGCAACTGCAGCTGCTGCTGAACATCACAAAATTAATTTCCATGCTCATATTGGTAAGCATACAGAAGCGATGGCTCATGGCGATCATCATGCTGCTCACCACCATATGGAAAAAGCAAAGATGCATGC